ATTACAAGCTACACATAGGTCAATCGATGGCGTGAGGGTTCGCTTATCATCTTCTAAACGTAGAGTGAACCCATCACGTATAATTTCAACATATCCCATTTACTCACCTCCCTCATTATCGCTAGGGAAGAACCAAGATCCAGCAGCTGTAAGTTTTGCCCATTTAGCTTCACACTGGTCAGGCTTTGCAGCACTGCATACATAGCCGTAATAACTCTTGCCAGTTTTTGCTATACCTTCTTTAAGTATCATCGCTCCGTGTTTACATTCTTGCGCTTTTGGTGGCAGTGGTATTGCTTCTATTGCATCACCAACACTCCATACAGTTGGTTTGTCTTCTGCAAAACTAGCACGCAACACATTCTCTACAGCTCTCGCCCTAGATCCTGGTGGTGAGTAACTTGCAACCTTTGTCATTTCCTCTCGGCTAGCCCTTTTGCCCTTAGCTGCATAACCTGCATTTGCAAGCGCTCTGCCGATCGCTGAAGTCTCAGCATTCTCCAGTGCAGAAGTTGAATTGACACCCCGATCACTAATGCTTTCACTAGCAAGGCCAGTCGCCCACGCTTGGGGGTCGGCTTCCGTCTTAAATAGTTGAGCACTAACAATGTATCTAGTGTCTGTGGCCTGCTCGATCTTTGTAGATAATCTTCCATCTGGATACTCCTTCCAAAACTTTTCTAATCGACTTTCGACTGTTTCATATTGACTCAAATCAAACGCCATCTGCCCACACTCCATCCTCATCTTGCATAGCTTCTGTTATTGTTTTTGCAATAGCGATGTATCCAAGTGCGTCTGTGTAATTGTCAGTGACTCGTGCATCTTCTGCCATTCTGCTGATTTTGACCAGACACATAAGTACTGCAACTTCGTTTGCTTGTATTGGATAACCAAGGTAAGCCGACCACAACTCTGCGATCCTTTTATGGTTTCCGATAGGGTGGCCATAATTAACACCTCTTTGGTGCAAGACCTCAGTGACGGATGCAAAAAGTTGCTCAGTTTTTGTCATAGTCAAATACCTCATCTGACTTTATTTTGTTTTGAATCATCCTGCGGTGCATATCGAAGCCATCTTTACGGCCTCGCCAGTAATAAGTCTGCTTTAGATCATCAATACGTGTTACTAATAGTAACCACGCCATACTCAGCCCTATAAATAAATATATAGCTAGTTCAAGTGTCATTTTGTAGCCCAATCCGTGACCACATACTTTGTGGCACAGGCATAGTGTTGCACCTGTGTATGACTTTGTGGATAGTTTAGGAGTGTTTTTGTATAACGATTAGATAACGTTGATATCGTCAAGGTCGTCTATATGGTCATCTATCGTGCGTTCAGCGTAATCGCTATTTAGCCCCATAGACCTTCCCTTCAAAGATAAAACTGCCATCAAGATTTATGGGTATCGTAACTATCTGTACTTTACGATCCTTTACGTAGGCCACCACGAATCCTGTCTGCCAGTTGGCATAGCCCCTTGTGTAGGCCATACCGCTAGAGCTTAAATCTACCATACAACCGACTTCTACACCCCATACAGTACGCCCAAATTGGCCTTTAGATGCCTCTGTGAAGGCTGTTTGCCCTAATCTGTGTGTGTGACCACAGACCACGCTCTTTCCGTGTCTCCTAGCCCCATTTAAGGCCGTTTGTCCTGGAATTTGACTAAGTGGGAAAGTGTCTCCGTGAACTGCTATCCAGCCAGGTGCCCAGTCAATACCCTGGGGACTAAATTTAATGCCTAATTTATCATAGCCCATAAAACGTTCATATTGCATCTCTGGCAGATTTAAGAAGCTAGGCAATCTACGTTTAATAGATCGATATAACCTTATGCCGTGGTTGCTGCCCACCACATCAGTAACGCCTAAATAAGTTAATACCTCTTGTGTAAGTTTTCGATCATCATTTATATTGCCGACCATCTCATCAATAGTCCCAGCATTAAAACCGCCTAGCTGTGGCAGATCGATTTCATCACCAATACAAATAGTGCGATGGGGTTTCCATTTGGCCAGAAAACGGCCTACTGATTTAGTCGCCTGCTCGTTAAAGAAGGGTACTTGAAGATCACTGATAAACGCTATGCGCTTAATCTTCTTCCTCACTAGGAGTTGGAATAACTGGGATAATGCCCTTATCGCCTACTACCCAATCGGGCATAGACTCTGGGCTATCCATTAGATACAACGCAACAGACTCACTAAAACCAGCCTTGCGTGCAGCTTTATACATTTCGTGCTTGGCAATATAAAACACCTCTAACTTAGATAATGGGTCAGGTGTTCTACGCACCCTGCGCCTATTTATCTTTTTGCGTTTACGTGTGGTTGCCATATTAAAATTATGACTTACTGATTAACATAAAGAGATCATCGACACGCTTCTCTAGCCGTGTTAATTGATCCTTCATACTAGAGCCACCATTCGGGCGCAACTCATTAAGCCAGCCTTTAACTAAGAAACGTAATCCTATTAGACCGCCTGATAGCACGGCCATAACGCCAGCGCCAAAGCCAGCCCATTCTGTAGGACTCATTTTTCATTAGCACCGATGCCATAGGCAATATCGGATTTATCTAAAGCCCTAGCTGCTGGCCCTGCGAGTGCTGCAATTACTACAGACAGCGCTGGGTCTAAACCTAATTCATTACTTGCCAAAAATGTTAAGAATGATACCAATACGCCACGTGCGTATGATTTTAGTATTGCTTTCTGTTTTTTGCTTATCTTCATATTTTGCCCCCTAGTAGTGGTATATCAAACGGCCTTGCATCTTTGTCGCCTAACTTTGTAAAGCTAATATGTATGTGTCGCTTGTGTGGATTTACCCCACGATACTTACGCCACTTCCAGTTTAATATCTTGCTAGCGATGTGTCCGTTATGGATGACGTAAGATAAACGCTTATCGGTTTTGCCAGCGACTCTGATTTGGTCAGCCACATAAGCACTGATCCCTTCGGATGAACCCAAGCGAGAATCAACATCAATTGCTCTGACCCACCCAAATTCGTCTGGAGAATGATCCGACTTTCTGGCGGCGTGACGGCTATCGCCCACCCACCCATCACTGGCAGTACGCCTATCTGGAAACCACGTATCAACTTGATCTCTTAACTGCACACCAGCTGCACATAACTTTGGTTTCATTACAAACCTAGAGCTTGTAAGTCCTCAACAGTTAAACCAAGAGCAGCAAGTTTAGCCTGTGCTGCTGCTTTAGCCTGAGCCTTTGCTTCGGCTTCGGCTTGGCGTGCTGTTTCTCTTTCTGCATCTTTTTCTTTTTGTGCTTGCAAATCTGCAATTTCCTCAGCAGTTAATGGGATTTCTTGTGTTTCGCCAGTTTCAGCATTGTGGATAGTTTTAATTAAAGTTGTCATTATTCTCCTAGTTTTGTAATCCATAAACACGAACTGTGCCTGATTGTGAATTTCCAAAAGACAAAGTAAATCCATCAAACTGAGTGCTATCAACGTGTATGCCAGCAGTTAAATAAGGTGAATTACCACCGCTTGATTTGTGTGATTGACTGTAAGCAGTAATTGATGTGGATTTGGCAATTTGTGGTGCATAAAACTCTATTTTTGTGCCATTTGTATATTCTAAATGTTCACCAATTCGCATTAAACCTGTGCCACCTAAATCCTCGCCAGCTTCTGCTGAACTTCCATTAGCAAATAATGCCTGAGTTGAATATCCATTGGTATCATCACTTCCACTTGCTCGCATTCTTAAATCGATATTGCATTGAGAACTGTCGCCAGTAAATGTTAAATAAGCAACATAATTTGCATAAGTTGTTGTGAAGCAATTATCAATAGAAACAGATGATGAACTTGCAAAAGTTGATGCAGTTATTTTAGTCATTGCACCACTAGAAGCAGTTGCCCAAGATGGCACGCCAGCTGCAACAGTTAAAACCTGTCCAGTTGATCCAATTCCAAGTCTTGCTGGAGTTGATCCGCTTGATGAATAAATTGTGTCGCCTGTTGTCGTCATTGGGTTAGTCATACCTGTTGTATCTAAATTTGCCCAAGCACTACCTGTGTAATAGGTGGTTACGTTTGTATCTTTTAGATATGCAAAATTACCTTCTTGTGGTGATGTTACAGCTGCATCTCTAGCTGCTGCGCTAGCAAACACCCAGACACCTTGCATTAAGTAACCATCGACATCGGCTGCGGTCAATACCTCGCCTGTTGTGAAGTCCTTAAATCCTAATCCTGCTGCCATTTTTACTCCTTAGTAACTGAGCACATTATAGTCTAAAGTGCCATAGATATTGTTATTTAAAATTAGAGCGTCTATTACAGGTTCTAAGGTTGTAAAGACCACTCTAAAGCTGTTGGGTGTGATGGTGTTTTGCACGCCAAATATCTGCAAGGTCTTGTCCAGGGTAGATCCACCTGGCTGGGTAGTCACTACTCTGATCGGGTCAAAGAAATCTAGGTCTAGGGCTGCAATAATGCCTGTGTTGTAGTTAGGCGTGTATAGGTCTAACTCGATGGAATCGCATCTTACGCTGGTCTCAGCACGGCTGGCTGTATAAGCCTGGGCATAATCTAGGGCTACAGCATCGGTCTGCATTAGCAGGTCTTGGATCTGGTAACTATGGATAAAATATTTATCGATTGAGGGCTGATTTATGGCAGTCTGTGGCGAGCCGCCAGCCCTTGTAACAGTGGATGAGTTAAAAACGAGGGTATCGTCTAATTTCCAGTTGGCGTTAGCGTATGGAATGCCTGTGCCATTGTCATTAAAGGTAGTTACTGTGCCACCTATTGAGCCAGCGGTTACAGCTCTATCTTGAAATACAAACTCCCCATTAGCATCGACATAGAATGCGCCATACTCTGACTGGGCTACAGTTTGCAAGGCGCCTAGTGAAGTGCGTAATGTGCCTGGATCATTTTGCAGCGTAGTCAGACCTGCATCAATATCACGCATAGTTGCTGGCCAGTCAATTTGATCTAATATCTGGTTAATTCTTGTGCCTGATAAGTTCATAGGTGTTAGGTCGGGAGCGTAAGGACTTAGTGGGTTGGTTGGGTTAAAATCGCCATTTTGATCTACTATGCGTAAGGTTAATTGGCCTGTTTGAAATTGATCAAATAAAGGATTACGGCCTCTGGTGGTTTGTATAAAATTGATTTGATTTGATACGTCAACAATAATGGCTGCTGAGTCTTCTAATATGTTTACGTCTAATATGCCAGTATCTAAGATCATCGCTTGGGCAAAAGCTGGCCCAGTAGAGAAGTTAATATAAGCGTTAACTACTGGTACTGTCATTGGAAAGCAATCGAGCCAGCAGGTACTAATGCTCCATTACCAAGTTTAGTAATTTGACCTAAAGCATTTTGTATGTAGATGCTTAGGTCTTGCTCGCTAGTTAATACTGCGCCTGTATTAACTGTTACCTGTGGCACTACTGTAGGTGCTGCTGCTGCGGCAGCTGTTGTGGCGCTAGATGGCATTCCGCCTGGCACAGCGTATTGACCTGCTTGCGCAAAAAATGCATCAGCCTGTGCCTGTAATCTTGCAGATGAGGCAGCCAAGCCTGCTGCTGCGCCTGCTTCAATTCCCATCGATTTAAATTGACCAACTAAACTGGTAAAAATTTGATCGTATTTATTAGGCAAAGTATTTAAAGCATTAGCAGCATCCGTAGCAGCAGTGGCTAATAGATCGGCAGCTGTCTTAGCATTTAACTCTGCATTGTATTTCTTAGCCAAAGCCTCATTATTGTCTAGTATGGCGATCTTTGCTTGGATACGTAACTTAGTCTCAGCATCTGTAGCCTCGCCTAGTGCTTTCATTAAGCCTATGCGTTCAACATCAAATTTTTCAGCTAATTTATCTACCTCGGACTTAGCCTTTAGCTTTGCCAATTCATCGGCTCTAGCTTTATTTGCGTCTCGTATAATTTTATTTTCTCTGCGGATTTGATCCACAAAAATCCTAGAAGCAGTCCGCTCTGAACCACCTTTATCTGGGCCAGAAGGGAATTTATCTTTAGCAAACAATTCTGTTAATTTAGCACTCATACTAAATATGTTTGTGCCAAATAATATATCCGTTGCTTTTCTTGATCCTGGTATTTTCTTTAATTCTCCTATTAAAATGCCAATGCCTGTAATAGATTTACCTATTGATTTGCCAAAATCTTCCATTTGTGTAGTGGCATTTTCAATACTGTTGTCATCACTCAAAGCATCTAAAGCACCAATTATGCCTTTACCAATTTCTTCTTTAACATTCTCAGATCCAACTTTTAATAAATCCATTTTGCCAGCGTAGGTAGTTAATCTAGCTTGTGCTTGGCCTGCAAATTTCTTATTTAGCTCAGCAAGGATTTTGTCCATATCCCCAGCCTTTAGAGTGGCCTTGCTTATGCCTGCACCTAATCTACTAAGACCTGCTGTGTTGCCTGAGTACCCACGTGTTAAAGCTGCGCTTACCTCTGTTAACGATTTACCTGTAGCAGCGCTTACGTTAAGAGCCGTGTTTAATGCATCTTGGCTTTTAGTAATAGATCCTGTAACGGTCAATAATTGCTGGAATGCTGGGCGTAGCTGGTCATCTAATACGCCTGTAGTTTTTTGTAGGTTTGCTATGTAATTTTCTACAGATGGCGCACTAAATAGAAAACCAACATTTTTTAACTGGGTCTCTAATGCTTTGGCTGCTTTCTCATCGGCTGCAAACGCTTGCACAGCCTTCTTGCTGTAATTAAGTAATGCGGCAGCGCTAAATACAGTGGCAAAGGTTCTGCCTAATTTATTTACTTGCTTATCAAAGGCTGATACATCCTTTTTGCCTTTATTAAGTGCTTTACCATTCCAGGTGGCTATTGCCGAGACTACTACGTTGGCCATTACGCTGCCTTCTTAATCTCTGTTGATTTGTTAAATTTTATAGCTGTAGAATTTATAGCGCCTAGCACTGCTTGATAAACCTTGCCACTATCTTGTGCCCAGGCTTTGTAGATTAAGCGACCTTTAGTCTTCCGACCACCACCACGTACGCCTTTAATCTTTGGTTGTGAAGTAAGCCCTGGCATTGATGTAACAAATTGATAGCCAGCAAAAGGATTATTTGATGCGTACTCTCTAGTAGATTTGTTGTAGGTGTACTCACGTGCTTTAGACTTGCCTTCAAATCCTTGTACCTTGCCGAAGGTTGTGCCAGGTAAGCTTGGATCGATCTGCTGGAATGGCGCTCTACCTTGTGGGTTTTTACGGCCAGCAGTTTCATATATGCGACCTGGTGCGCTTACGTTGTAAACATAGTTACTAACTTTAAATCCATTTTTGAATGTGCGGTTATCGCCTGAGTTATATCCAATACCAGCCTTGACTGTGCTAGCATCATATTTAGGAAATGGGCGGTAATTGATGTTCGGGTTAGGCTCTTTAGTCCAGCCTGACAGCACCTCAGAATTACCAGGCACAAATGATCTAGCCTTAGCTGCTACGTTACGCATTAGCGGATCAATAGCAGTCCTAATACGATCTTGTAAATCTTTGTCAATAAACTTTAGACCTGCAAGGACATCTTTAACGCCTACGGCTTCTGCTGGCATTTCGGATCTCCTTAGCTCT